CGTATTTCACTAATTATCAGCATTCAAACTTTATTCCTCGATTGCCGCCTGCGCCGCTGTTAATAACAGCTACTTCTGAGGTACTTGTGAATTGTCATACAACAATTTGACAACAGCGTCTTTTTACTTGATTATTTCATATTTTTCTATTGCAATTATGGTTTTTGTCCATTTATCGAAGAACTCATCATCCGCAATCTGCATATAACGCCCATTAAGGGCGAAAAGAAAGGCTACAATCAACGCAAAGACGAAAACCAATACTTTTATCGTCTGCGTGATTTGAGTGCGTGTAAATCGCTTATTTGAGTTCATTCGTCTGTTTCGCTTTAACCAGTTCATCATAGATTGTGTGGGCGAATTCTCCTGCGAAATATTCTGCCCAATTCTGATAGGTTAGGCAAATACCAGTTCGAGGGTCTTCGTAATCCACGTTTTCCCATATATCTTCCAACTCTGCATAAACCTCATTGGGATTATTCCCAAGAGCGTCCATCACTTCTTCTGAATAGCAATTTACCAATGTGTCTATCCAGTCTCCGCAATCATGACAGCCGTCTTTGTAGATGGCTTCAAATGCGGCTCGTTTCAGTTCATCCGTAAAAGAACCTGTTCCGCAATATGGGTACTCTCCGGTCATTGTTTTTCTAATATGCCGATATTTTTATTTTCAGGAGATAACTCCATCAATTTGCATTTATTACCATCAAGAACGGCTTCAAACATATAATCACTATTTGACAGAGTTATGTTTCTACCATTGCTTTTGCAGGAGAATATTCCCTTGTAATTTTCAGTCTCTACATCTTGTTTTGAGTATTTTTCTCCAATTGGTTCAGTACGTATTAGTGTAAATTTTTGAAGTTTACAATATGGATATCCGTTGACCGTAATAGCATTTTCTGATATTTGAATCACTCCGTAAGTTCCCTGTTTAAAAACATATTTATAAACACGAGTTGCCTCAAACATTTTATCTGTTCTTTTTTCTGTTTTTATATACAAGTCAGCTTCGAATTCTCGCATGATTAAGTCATAAGTAGTTTCTGTCTTCATAGTGTAACCACCAACTTCTACAGGCTCTCCTTTTCCTACTTCCTCTTTTTCAAACTCAACATTATGCAATATGACATCAGAAAATAAATCTTCCGGAGTAATAGCATCTATAGCTTCCATACTCAAAAACACACCCGAATAGTGTTCAGAACCCTTATCGGCATCTTCACTACAGGCAGCCAATACAAGCGAAGCAAAGAAACATAGCATTCCAATAGCATATTTCATTTTCTTCCCTCCACCATCTTTTCGTAAACTTTAATCAATCTCTCTTTCTCTGCGAGCAACTCTTCCAAATGCTTCACACGCTCTGCAAGAATAGCATCGCCACCGACTGATACATTCCCATTCATAGAGGCTGGGCTGAAATCTCCGTTTGTATGCACTGTATTATTTGCGCGTTCAAAGAGTTGCTCATCAAAGAAAACACGGATGTCAATTTTTAACAGCAACGCTATTTTTTCTAAGTCAGCAGCCTGAATTTTGTTGTTATTCACGCATCTATGCAAGTTGGCTTCACTCATGCCTATGTCGGAGGCTAATTTTCTCATGCCTCCAACTCTTTTTTCGCTCAAATTTCTAATAATAGATAAGTCCATAATATATAGCGAGTTATAAATTTTAGACTATAAAATAATACAGACAATATGATTTTTATAACTTAATTATTTGCAAGTGTCTGTATTTTTGTATAGCTTTGCACCATAAAGTTAAACATTAAACTTCAAACGACCGAAGATATGGCTAAAAAAAAGACGATTACAGGCGAATTAGAGCCTATGAAAATCGGAGAGAGCAAGGAGTTTCCTGCATCACTCTGTACAACTGCAAGAAGTATGGCGAGTATGCTCGGTTTCAAGTGGAACAGAGTGTACAAGACAGAAACCGACCGTGAAAGACGTGTTGTCATTGTCAAACGAATAAGTTAATCAACCATGTACACATTCATCGACAATTGGTGCGGCGACCATTACGAATTTTACACCCTCCGTGAAGCGAAAAAAGAAGCAAAGAATCACACTTGCGGATTCCCTGTTTACATCTACAAAGGTTCTCAAATCGTGGCGATTGTACCACCGAAAGAAAATCCGTTACCATAACCATTAAAAACGAAATTATATGAAATCATCAGTAAAAAACAATCTCAAACATAGGATTGAACAGGCAGAAGATTATCTGGATGACCACTTGGAAAATATCACGAACTTAACCCAGCTTGTGCTGACAGGCATTATGTTTTTATGTGTCATCGCTGGTGGAATCGCACATCTCGTAATGGAAAACCTTTCACTTATCGGCATTCTTGTCGTAGCACTTTTTGTCTATCTCGTTTGGCAGATGTGCAAAATTGTGTGGGCTGAGTATCAACAGGATAAAAAGTAAAAACTATGACAACCCTCGATTTCTCCGACAAATCAGTAACCTATGACACCTTTGTCCACGATGTGGCAAGTTCGGTGGTTCGTATGCTCTCCGAAGCACACAACGACCCCGAAATAATCAGTCAACGACAAGCGTATGAAATGTTTGGGCGTGGTAATGTTGACAGATGGCGCAGACAGGGCAAAATTGAGCCTTACAAACGCCCCGGAAAAGTGGAATATCGGACAGCGGAGTTGAGAGCCTTGCAGAAAACCCGACAGGATTATTTCAAATAACGAGATAAGGGAGTGTAGCTCAGCGGATAGAGCGGCGGTGTACACCCAAATGACCAAGATGTAGCAGGTCGCAGGTTCGAATCCTGCAACTCCCTCAACATAACAAACTGTATTAAATAACTTAAGTATTATCATTATGAGCAATGCAATATCATTAGCGAAAGAATTGCAGTCAATGAAAGCCATTGATGTGATACGCAATGAACGTGTGCGAAATCAGTTCATCAGCGTGTACAACTCCATTTGGAAAGAAGGAGGCGAACAAGTGTACGAAAGGGAGGCTATTTATTTCAACCAACAGTTACGTGACAAGCAGAACCTCCGTGAATGTTCCGGCACATCCATCTTCTATGCCTTTATCGACCTTGCTGTCAAGGGGCTGACACTTGCCACTGGCGCACAGGCTCTTTGCTACCTCATTCCTCGCTCTGTCAAAGTCGGCACAGACCAAAGCGGAAAGGATATATGGGAAAAAGTCTGCAACCTTACCATATCAGGATATGGCGAGTTGGTACTCCGCAAGAATGCCGGGCAGATACGGCACGCGGACAATCCGGTAATCGTGTACGAGGGCGACACTTTCCAATATGGCGAACAGAACGGACAGAAGATTGTGAACTATATGTCAGCTTTTCCTCGCAGGTCAAACAAGATTATCGCCTGTTTTCTGAAGATTACTCGTGCAGACGGCACTATTGACTATTCTGTGATGACGGAACAGGATTGGATGCGTCTTAAAGGCTATTCCGACAAGCAGAACACCTACTACGATTCAAAGACACGCCAGTATGTAACCAAGTCGAATGAACTCTACGGCAAGGACGGTCAGATTGATACGGGCTTCCTGATGGCAAAATGCGTAAAACACGCTTTCAAGACCTATCCGAAACTTAATATCGGACGTGGTACTTCGCTTGAAACAGAAATTATCGAGCAACAACCTACCGATTTTGACCCATACGGAGGAGTGGAAGCCAATGGACAATCTGAACAACAAGAACAGCACTTTGCACCGGCACCGGATATGTCTGCAGGAGTAACCATCGACCCTGCACAGCAATCAGATAACGATGGTGATGATACTTTCTAAACCTCTACCACTATGTCACAGGAAACAACATTCGGCGAAAGCCAATTGGCAATCATAAAGCAGGAGAACATTCAGACCATCGTATCTGCTGCTCCTCAATCATATCAAGACAACAAACTCTCTCGTGACAATTGTACGAGAGCGGGACAAGTCCTCCTTGAAACAATACAGACACAGGGCATGACAGACGAACTCGACCAACAGGCTGCAGTTTTCATTGAGAAAGCACGTAAGACTGTCCGCAAGATGAACGAACGCCGTTCACCTGTAACCAAACTCTTTGACGATATACGCCGTGAGTTCACGGTAATGGAGAATGCCATAGACCCGACTAAAGTCGATACGATTCCATTCAAGTTGCAGCAGCTCCGCAACCAGTATGCAGCAAAGAAACGTGCTGAAGAGGAAGAACGCCGCCGCAAAGAATATGAACGCCAACAGGCGGAAGCGGCTCGCAACAAGATGAAGCAGGACATTGAAGATGATTTCAATGCGCAATTCACGACATTCCTCAATCAGACAATAAACTATTTAAGCCAACAGGACAATGGCGTGACACTCAAAAACTATCAGACTGTATTTGATTCAATAAAAGGTTATGCTACAGAATTACCTGCTGATTGGCTGTTCAATCTTCATACGCTTATCCGCATTCCTGCCGGAGTATCTGTAGATGAGGTGCGGAAGGTGGAGATTGAAACGAAAGAACGTCTTGCCAAGAAATTCAAGGAGATGTATTCATGTGAAGTACAGGACAACAAGGATTTCATATTGGACCGCTTGCCTTCTAAAAAAGCAAATCTTGAGCGTATCGCGCAATCTAATGCCGCCGAAGCTGCACGTATCAAGGCGGAAATGGAAGCTCGTCAGCGCAAGGAGGCAGAAGAAAAGGAAGCCGAACGCAAACGCAAGGAAGAGGAAGAAAAGCAAAAAATTGAAATGGCACGTCAGCAGTCCGAAATGGAAACTCTGTTCGGTCAGCAATCCATCATGCAGCAAGGTTATCAGCCCAAGGTAAAAGTTGCTCAAAAAATCAATCTTCTCAACCCTGAAGGCATTTTGCCGATACTCTCCATGTGGTGGAGCAAGGAGGGATGTCAACTTTCAGTGGATGAACTCTCCAAGATGTTCAAGAAGCAGATTACATTCTGTGAGAAACTTGCCAAAGAGGACGTGTTCATCAGTGATGAGAGTGTAGAGTATGTAGAAGATGTAAAAGCCAAGTAATCATGTACGAAAGCGGATACTACCCACCCGGAGCAGAATATGACCCGCGTGCCCCGTGGAACGAGAAAGAACCTAATATGGTTAAGTGTGAAGCCTGTAACGGCAAAGGTTATCATTGGTATGCCTATAATATCGAAACAGACAAGGAAACAGAATGCACTGAAGAAGCGTGGCTTTGTCTGCCCGAAACAGAAGAAGTGGCCGAAGCCAAGAGACAACACTATTGCCGAGGCGAAAAAGAAGCCTGTGAAGTGTGCGGTGGTATCGGTGAAATTGAATACGAAGAAGATTACGAACCCGATTACGATGACTATTATGAGTAACCCGGATACATATTACAGCAGAAGTGAGGTCAGCAACTCTGACCTCACTGAACTGAAAAACATTCTGCACCCACGTATGCAATACGGAGATAAGGAGGCTGCGTTTCGGTTTGGTTCTCTGGTTGATGCGATTATCACGGAACCGGCTCGGGTGGATTATTATCACCTTACGGTAGATGATGTGCAATATACTGATGACGAGTTCCGTCACGCACAGGAAATGCATAAATCCCTCCGTATGGAGGCACGTAAAGATGCATTTCTCGCCAAGGTTCTTGAATGTGCTGAAACGCAACGGTTCATGGTGGGCAGGTCACAACCATTCACATATTGCGATTTTCAGTTCTCACTTGATACCCGGTGCAAATGGGATTGGTGGCTCGGTTCGTTTGGTGGAGACCTTAAAACTACATTTGCCTCTACTGAGCAGCAGTTTGAGGAAGCAGTTGATTTCTTCGATTGGGATAGAAGCCGTGCTTGGTATATGGACATCGCTCATTCCGACCATGATTTCATCTACGCTATCAGTAAGAAGAACTGCCGTGTGTTTAAAAAATTCATCAACCGTTACGATGAGGTTTACAGACGTGGACGAGAGAAATATGAAGAACTGGCATTCCAGTTTTGGTGTCTAACCCCTCAAACTTAAACTTATGGATATATTCTGCAAAGTAACCCCTTGCGGTCTTGTGCCGCTCCATGACAGCGACCTTGATTTGAAGAAACGGCTTCGTGTCGGTTCTGTTGTCAGGTGCAAAGTGAGTAACCCTCGAAACTACGAGCATCATAAAAAGTTCTTTGCACTGGTTCGGCTCACGTTCGACAATCTTCCGCTCCCTTTGGTTGAAAAATGGAATATACGCAACGAATACGATATGCTGCGCCGGTTCAAACGTGATTTAGGATATTTCACCAATACAATCAACGAATACGGAGAGCATGAGATAGAATACCTCTCAATTTCTTTTGCCGCTATGGAACAGCACGAATTTGAGCAGTTCTACAATCAGTGCATCGACCTCGTGCTGTTCAAGTACATAAAAGGAATAGACAAACAGGATTTAATAACAGAGATAGAGAACTTTAAATAATGAGCAACATACTGAAACATAACCTTCGTGTCGAACCTTACGAGTATCAGCGTGAGGGAATCTGCTTCGGGTTAGAGCATAAGCGCATAATCATCGGTGATGAGCCGGGTTTGGGAAAGACTTTGCAGTCTATTGGCATTGTCGATACTGCTAACGCTTATCCCTGCCTTGTCATTTGTCCGTCATCATTGAAAATCAATTGGCAGCGCGAGTTCGAAAAGTTTACGGACAAATCAGCCCTTGTGCTTGACAACAATGTGCGTACAACTTGGGGTTATCTTCTCTCAATGGGAGTTCATCAGGTCGCCATAGTCAATTATGAAAGCCTGCGTAAGTTCTTTGTATGGGACATCCGAGGAGGAAAGCAGTTTCGGTTGAAGGATGTTGTTTTCAATCCGCAGATACAGGCGTTCAAGTCCATAATCATAGATGAAAGCCATCGTGTCAAAGACCCGTCAGCACAACAGACAATTTTCACAAAAGGGTTGTCCGTAGGTAAGGACTGGTGCATTCTCCTTTCAGGTACTCCAGTGGTTAACCGTCCCGAAGATTTAATCGCGCAGTTGTCCATCATGAACCGTTTGGGCGAGTTCGGTGGGCGTGCCAAGTTTATTGCTGATTATTGTACCGACCCTAAAGACAAGACTGCCGAACCTGCTGTTCCTCTTTCAGAACTGTCAAGACAGTTATACAATACATGTATGATACGCAGAGAGAAAGCAAAAGTGCTTCCCCAATTGCCTGACAAGACAAGGGTGGATTTATATATTGAGATTTCAAACGACAAGGAATATAATCTTGCAGCCGAAGACCTTGCCGCTTACTTGCAGGAATACACAGAGTGTACAGATTGGGAAATACGCCGTAAAATGCGCATGGAGGCTCTTGTCAGGTTTATGACCTTGCGCTCCTTGGCCACAAAAGGAAAGATTGCACAGGCGGTTGATTTTATCCGAACATTCCTTGATAGCGGAAAGAAACTCATTGTATTCTGTTCGCTACACGAGATTGTGGATGAATTGCAAAAGATATTCCCCCGTGCCGTCACGGTTACAGGGCGTGATAGCTCAGTAAACAAACAGGCTTCGGTTGACGCTTTTCAGAACAATCCCAATGTGCAGCTTATTATCTGTTCCATTAAAGCCGCTGGTGTCGGACTTACGCTGACCGCAGCGTCCGATGTGGCATTCATAGAACTGGCTTGGACATATGCCGATTGCTGTCAATGCGAAGACCGTGCTCACCGTATCGGGCAGAAAGATAATGTAACCTGTTACTATCTGCTTGGTCGTGGCACTATCGACCATACGATATATCGCCTCATCCATCGCAAAAAATCCATTGCCAACGAGATTATGAATGCTGACGATGAAATCCCAACCGATGAAATGTATTTCAATGAGTTGGTAAAATCATTCTTAAACACTTCGGGGTGATGGAGATTTGTAAAACAGATATGCAGAAGATTATCAAGTATCTCGATGACGCTGCCAAGGTATATGACACTCTCCCCGGACAACGCAACACATGCCGGGCATGGGTTATCAGACAACATATAAAAAAGTTACAAAAGAAATTATTCACTATTAATCAAAAAAGAAATGATAAAGACTGACATCGTTGATTATATCGTCAACAACACGACTTTGAGTCGTTCACAGGCAATTAACGCTACCGACAGCGTGATAGAGGCTATAAGCCATTCGCTCATCAAAGGCGAAAGTGTGTTTATCCGTGGCTTCGCCACCATCAAGGCGATTGTTACAGCCCCTAAAAAGGCTCGTAATATCAACAAAGGAACGGCTGTGACTATTCCGGCACAACATTCCGCCAAACTTGTGTTAAGCAAAGAATTAAAAGAACGTATGAATAAAAAATAATTAGTAGTATGGTAGAAACAAGAAAGAATGAAATACGCTACGTAACTTCCGACCCATCAAAAATGCTGAATAAATACCTTGCCAAACGAGTTATTAAGACATGGGAGGAGTCTTTTATTGACGAAGACACTGGCGAAACAGTCAATATTGAACGGAATGAAGTATTGTTTGAGCGTGGCACACTCATAGACCAGGATGTTCTTGCGAAAATACGCTTTAGTATGGAAGCTGACGGTATCAAGGAAGTGGAGGTCAGCAATCAGAACAGATTGGCTTTTGAACTTGAAAATAATTTTATGCATCCTTTTATATCTCAAGTTGAGATAGGAGACAAGAAACACAAATTCCTGTTATACGCAATAGGGCTTTATAATGCGCTTGATATATTAAAAGACTACATCGAATTGAATTACAAGAACGGATTCAGAATCTTAATGGCAAAAGAATTTGATTCTTGTATTATCATTACTGATAACCTGAAAGAGTTTACAGCTGATGATGCTTCCATTGCATATTTAAAAAATGAAATATCAATGGATGAATATGTTGAGAAAGTTGGTACTGAAGAGTGTGAGGAATCCAAACCGGAAGACAATAAGTTCTACCAAATAGAAACGACCATCACTTTTGATGAAGAGTAGCATGAACAAACATTCGTTGTACATACATTCAACGTTGATAGAGCTATGATGCTTATTTCCCACTATCTCGAAGTCAAAGAGGATGAATGCGAAAAGAATGCCATCAAACATGGGCATGTCTATAATAAAAGGGAAATTCATACTGCAATCGAAGCTGTAAAGTCCATTCCAGTTGGTCGCTTTATTCCACGTGAGTTTTCAATGGCATATATGTAAAAATATAGTTATGAAGAAAACAACTTTTGATGAAATGATGTCCCGGATGAAAAAGGAGTCCGGGCATCGTAAACGCCCATCGGATGAAGAACATCGTATACAATGTACATGTGTACGGTGGTTTTCTCTCCAATATCCACAACTTGATGGCAGGTTGTTCGCTGTTCCCAACGGTGGAAGACGGGATGCCGTCACAGCTGCAAAACTCAGAGCAGAGGGTGTTGTGGCAGGGGTGGCAGACCTCATCCTGTTAAAGAGCAACCGTGATTACGGAGCATTGCTCATCGAAATGAAAACCACCAAAGGCAGACAGAGTGAAAGCCAAAAGAAATGGCAAAAAACTGTATGCTTCAATGAGGAATACAAATATGTGGTGTGTCGCTCCTTTGACGATTTCAAACGAGAGGTGGACGAATATTTGAGAAACGAATAAAATAATGATAGATATGGCAAACACCAAAACAGGTCTAAATTATTTCACGGTTGATTGTGATAGGTATCAGGACCGGCGCATTAAAAGGTTGAAAAAAGATTTTTCTTGTCGAGGTATTGCTGTGTACGATTATATACTATGTGAGATATATCGGGTACAAGGCTGTTTCTTGGAATGGGATTCAAATACTGTCTTTGACGTGGCTGAGTATTTCGGGTTGAAAGAAAACGTGGTGCAAGAAATTGTTGCGTACTGCGGAACAGTGGGGCTGTTTGATAAAGAACTACTTTCTCGTGGGATTATAACATCCGCATCCATTCAACAACGCTACATAGATATGTGTACACGCGCCAAGCGTAGAAATATCATCATACCTGATAAATGCAAACTCAATATGGAGTGTACAGAACAGGTGGAAGCCTCTAAGCGTGAAAACGAAATTGACTATAGTAAGACGCAGCCCCATTGTGAACCTTATTCACTCACGCTTGACCAGGAAATTGAAGAACTGAAAGGCGATGAATGTTGGCTTGACCAATTACAGGTCATTCACCATATGGAAATTTCTTTGCTTCGCAACAGATTGGATGATTTTCGGGTGCAATGTCTGGCGGATGGCAAAGAGAGGGGACACCAATCATTGCAAGATGCCAAACAGCATTTCAATTCATGGTTACGAATAGTGAATAAAAACAAGACGAAAGATGATAAAGATAGAAGCACAGGACGAAATCAGCGTAGAGGCAATGTTCTCTCGGCTGATGAGCAGAAAACGTACGGCGACTCGTTTTAGACTGCCATATACTGCCAAACAGGTTTATGCAATGCTCTATGCAGCTTGTCAAGTGGAGGTTGTTAATAGGCATCGGGAGTTCGTTGTTACTGACGAATACAAGAAACATCTTTGGGACATTTCCCAATGGCTGACATCAAAAGATTCGACATTCGGACTGTTCCTTTGCGGTGGAGCCGGTAATGGAAAGACAACCATTCTCCGTGCCTTGCAAAATCTCACAAACTACTTGCGTAGCGATGAGTCATATACCAGTAGGCAGGATGATTATCCCACACGTGGCTATACCTTCATCACTGCGAAAGACCTTGTACTGCTTGCCAAGGCATACAACAATCCCACTCGTGAGAACGAGAGTGAGGTGTACCGGTACAAAAAAATACGCAGCATTGAGATACTGGCGATTGATGACCTTGGGCAAGAACCCAAGGAGAGCATTCACTATGGAGACTTCGTTACGGCGGCTATGGATATTATCTCCTTTCGTTATGAGGAACAATTCTGCACTTTGGTGTCATCCAACCTTTCTGCTACCGAGATTGCCACTTATTACGATGAACGTATTGCTGACCGCTTCCGTGAAATGATGCATATCGTCAATTTCAGTACGGAACAATCATTCAGGAAATTAAAATCAAACAAATAGGAACTATGAACAAAGATTACAGTTACTGTTCGGGCGTTACCTGCCCCATCCGAAACGAGTGCAAGAGATATTTGCCTGACCCTCCCGATGTACCGCTATGGTGGATACCACCTGCCTACAAAGAGAATCTTAAACAGTGTCCTCACTTTGAAAAGACTTATAGAAATAACAATAACCCCGAACTATTGAAAGGAGGTGAGGAATGAAATCAATACTTGATGCTTGTTGTGGTGGAAAAATGTTCTACTACGATAAAAATGACGAAAGGGTCTTATTCCAAGACATACGAAACATATCCACCCACTTATGTGATGGACGATTGTTTGAAGTAAAACCGGATGTACAAGCAGATTTTACAAATATGCCATACGAAGATGAAACATTTTCTATGGTTGTATTTGACCCTCCACATCTATTGAGAAATGTCGGTAAATCAAAAATGGCAGATATGTATGGCGGTCTAAACGAAAAATCAAATCCAACCGGTTATCAGCAAATAAAATATGGCTCACTCTATTCAGATTGGAAAGATATGCTATCTAAAGGGTTTGCAGAATGTTTCCGTGTATTGAAGACGGGCGGTTTTCTGATTTTCAAATGGAACGAAACTGATATAAAGGTATCGGAAATACTGAAACTCACACCGGAGAAGCCAATATTTGGACATATATCCGGCAAGCGAAGCAATACACACTGGATTTGTTTTATGAAAGGAGGCGAGAAATGAAAGTCATCGTAACATTTAGCGGAGGTAAAGATAGTCTTGCGTCATTACTTTGGGTACGCAATAATTTGACGAAAGATTTTATCACTATCTTTTGTGATACAGGTTGGGAACATCCATTGACCTATAAATACATCGAAGAAATACGAGAGCAACTTGGATTAAATCTCATTACCGTAAAGTCAAAGAAATTTGACGGCATGGCAGATTTGGCAAAAAAGAAATCACGTTGGCCATCATCGCAACGGAGGTTCTGCACATCAGAACTGAAAACCATTCCGATGATTGACTACATACTTGACGAGGTGAACGATGACATTCTGATTATACAGGGCATACGTGCATCCGAGAGTGCTAAACGTGCCGAAATGTCAAAACAATGCACCTACTTCAAATATTATGTTCAGCCATACGGAAAGGATAAGCACGGAAAAGACAAATTTCATACTTACCGCCGTAAAGATGTATTAGCATTTCGAGAGAAACATGCTGATGACCTGTTACGCCCGGTATTCGATTGGTCTGCACAGCAAGTAATAGATTATATACTTGAAAATGGTGTACAGCCTAATCCGCTCTACCGCATGGGCTACAAACGTGTCGGTTGCTATCCTTGTGTGATGGCTTCTCAACAAGATATTTACAATATCAGCGTACAGGACACGGAAAGGATAAATTACATCGCTAAACTCGAACAACGATTAAATAGCAGTTTCTTCGGTCCTGATAAAATTTCATCGAAATATTATCAGGGCGACTATCCGCTAATCAGAGATGTTGTTCGCTATGTACAAGGTAAACGTGCCGGAGGTTCTCTGTTCGATGATGATAATGTGGCAACAAGTTGCATGAGTTATTACGGACTTTGTGAATGACAAAGGAGAACTTATGAACAGGAAAAAAATTATACGAACCATCAGAGCCTTTAAGAAGATTCTGAAACAAGGTGCTCCTCAAACAGCAATGAAGTGCAGCTTTTGGGATGTTCATGAAAAGCGATACACAGCCGATGAAATAGCCGCTCGTTTTTTACGGATGAAAGGCTATAACGTGAGAATTGAAATAGATGATAATACAGAGAATCCCTCTTATTGTTTCGGATACATTCGGTTCTATCGCTATGTAACAATCAGTTTTAACTAATAATCAAGACAAGAACAATGAAATTTAAATCACATATATGTACCACACGTGAGCAGTCAAAAAGATTGCTCGCATTGGGACTAAAGCCGGGAACGGCAGATATGGTGTATCATTACACTAAGAGTAAAGTACCTGCATTGGAATGGGAGTTGCAAACTAAGCCGCCAACATCAAGAGGTGAGTTTTGGACACCCCAAAGAATAGCAAAGTTAGCATTTCCTTTTCATAAGCATCCAGATGGAACACCGATGACCGGTGAAGAGGTGTTTGATGAATTGTGGGGAAAGGATGTTCCTGCATGGAGTCTGTCAAGGCTGCTGGAACTGATGCCAAAGTACATTGAACAAAACAACAGGCCAAATGTCGATTTAGACATAAACAGTGATGGGCAGTATTGGTTTGTTTCTTATGATGAACTCGGATATGACATAAAGAATCAAGAAATGAAACAGGATTTGTTTGATGCAATTATTTCCATGATTGATTGGCTTATTACCAATGGATATTTCAATAAAGAGTTTGTTAAATAATGGTTGTGTTAAGTCTATTCGATGGCATGAGTTGTGGGCAGATAGCCTTGCACGAACTTGGAATAATCCCCGAAACCTATTACGCTTCGGAGATTGACAAGTTCGCCATAGCCCAAACACAGCTCAATTTCCCCGACACGATACAATTGGGTGATGTCGCAGAAGTGGATGTGTCCCGGTTGAAGCCTGTTGATTTGCTCATCGGTGGTTCACCGTGCCAATCATTCAGTTTTGCAGGAAAGCGTGCCGGAATGAAGACCACTGAAAACGAGGAAATCTACACACTTGACAGATACTTGCAGTTGAAAGCGGATGGGTTTAAATTCGAGGGGCAAAGTTATTTGTTTTGGGAATATATGCGCATCCTTACCGACATTCGCAAATACAATCCCAATGTGCTTTTCTTGTTGGAAAATGTGGAAATGGGCAAAAAATGGGAACGGGTATTGAGTGATGCCATCGGTCTTTATGGTGTACATATCAATTCAGCACTCGTATCGGCACAGAACCGCAAACGCGTCTATTGGACAAACATACGGACAAGACAAGAGGGCTTGTTTGGTGATTTGTATTCTGATATTCCTCAACCGGAAGATAAAGGGATATTACTCCGTGATATATTGGATGAAGATGTGGGCGAAAAATACTACCTGTCAGACATGAAAATAGAATGGCTTGAAAAACATTCCGCAAAAACAGGCAATGCGTTTCATAAATTTACCGGTACAGATAAGGCTTGTTGTATTACATCCACTGCGGAAGTGAAAAATAACCTTTCTACGAATTATGTATGTGTTGCAATGCGTGGCAGAAACCCTGACAATCCATCAAACCGCACATCCGGCATTCATACCGAACAACGCATCGAGCCAAACATGGACGGAAAAACAAATTGTTTGACAAGCGTTCAGAAAGACAATCTTATTCTGCAACGTCCTCGCGGAAACAATCAAGGCGGAGAGTTCACTGAGAAAGCACCCACATTGACTTCCAATCATTGGGAACAGAACAATCTGCTTATGAAAAGAATTAACCAACTTAACATTTCAGACGAAAGCAATGGCAGACAACCATATCAACAGAATCGAGTATTCGATATTGATGGCATATCTCCTGCGTTAATGAATGGCCATGCGGGGCAGACCATCAATGTACTAATCAAAAACAAGCGTATTAAAGATAATCTGCGTAGAACCGATGACAAAAGTCTTACTCTTCTTGCCACATCGTATAAAGGTGCTGAGTCAAACGGTATGACCCTCGTAAAAAATGGCGAGTATCGCATCCGGCGTCTTACACCGACCGAATGTGCAAGGCTGCAAACCATTCCTGACTGGTATAAATGGCAATGTAGTGAAACGCAGCAATACAAAATGCTTGGTAATGGCTGGACTGTAGCCGTTGTCTCGCATATACTTCAATATCTAAAATTTAAAACATTACAATCATGAACTCAACAGTATTAAAGGAAATTATGGCATTTTTACTCGGACGAAAGTATTATGCAAATATTATAGCAACAAGAGGTACAACGAAACAAGAAATTTGTTCCTACATCTTCGCTACAAAAGAAGCAGCTGAGCGGCATCGGGATGAAATTGAAACAACTCTGTCATTCCGGTATATCGAAACTGTTTCGTTCCGCTCCCGAAAAATCAGTTTGGAAGCGGCAGTTAAAAGTTAAACAATTCGGGTATCATTCATATACTATATTTGGACTATGATATTTAATAAAATAACAAAATGGTGGCAGTCGTTCCGGTTCTACATCATTGCCGACCCTGCCGACAATTCTGTAACACTCTCAAAGGCGTTGTTCAACCATATGAAGGACAACGCCCATGAGGGCGATGAGGCTCGTATATTCGTGTTCAAGATTACGGATTCAAGCAGCTTCGGGTTCATGACAAACCCAAGCATCGAGCAACCTACGCAAATGTGCAATATTCAGTACAATGGGAAATACCGTTGTATCGGTTTTGAAACACTCTGTCCGTCTGTCGGGCAAATTCTATATACATACGGACTAAATGCTTCACAGCGTGTCAAATTATCCGTATCCGTATGCCGTACAGTGCAGGGCAAAGTTTACTATCAAATAGAACGACCACATGAAAAGCATATTAGGAAATACACGAAAGGCTGATATTACTTTTCACGACAATGGACGTATCAATATATCTGCCAGAGTGTCCAAGTTATTGGAATTGTCACATGGTGATGTGATTGATATAATGGACGGACAGGGTGAAATATATCTGTATGTCAAGCACCGTGTGCCGGTTGTCGGTAGGCACGAGGGGATGGTATTCCGTTCCAACAAAAACGGGAATCATTGTATAGCCTCATCCGTGATACTCTGCCGTTACATCATTACAAGGTGCGGAGGAAGTGGAAAGGTACGGTTGTGTTGTGGGACTCCTGTAGAATTGCAACACTACGGGAAAGCATTGCCGATTATAATTAAATACATATTGTGATATGATTAAAGAGATTAAATACAATGGTTATACCGCCAATCCGTCCGACTACGCATGTCCGGACGGAGATTTGGCAACATCAATAGGCGTTATTCCCGAAGATGGTTCACTTAAATCTATATTGCCACCATCTGAGGTGTTCCGGCTTGAAAGTGGGGCATCTGTCATGTATATCCATGAAACGGCAAACATAAAACATTACATCATCTTCAAAAACAATGCGATTAGTTGGTGGGACGGCACAGATGAGCATGAACAGGTATCTCTTCGTACATTCAAGGAGATATACCAAATAAATGCCATTGGAAACACACTTCTCGTTTTGTCGGAAGATGGTATGCATTATTTCCTATGGAAAGGAAATGACGATGGGTATTTGTACCTCGGTACTAAAATTCCCGAATGCCCTTTGTCATTTGGTTTGCAAGGGGAAATGGTTCGCACGGATGAGTTCTCCATATCATTTGATGCCATTAACGAAGGTAGTATTTGGAATGAATTTTCAGATAGTAATAAAACACGAATAACAGACCAAGTACTTGCACATGTAAACAAGTTTATTGCAGAGAGGTCAACCAATAAAGGAAAATTCCTTTTCCCGTTCTTTGTCCGATACGCCTATCGCCTATACGATGGAACTTTGACAATGCATTCTGCCCCTATTCTGATGATTGCTTCATCTGACCTCGCACCGCAGGTTTTTTGGACGCACCTAACAGGAAAGGGGAAATATACGGATGCACAGCTGCGTGTATGCGGAATGCTACACGACCTTGACTATGCAGTCATTCATAATTCACGGCTTGAAATGATTAAGAATTGGAGAGATATTGTTCGCTCGGTAGATGTTTTTGTTTCAAAACCGATTTATACATACGACCAAAACGGGAAATGCACACGGTTTGCTCAATCAGAAAGTTATAATTCTTATTGCGTATGCAAGCATACCAATCAGGCTGCATCAACTTCAAAATACCCTCTTCGTTATCAGCGTCATACATTCAATAAACTGTATGCTTTTACTTTTGACCCGAACGGATTGACATATCCTGCCGGACGTTTGATGATTCCTCGTAGGAGCATTGATGATGTCAAAGAGGATATTCGCTCCACATCACAGTTCTATTTACTTGAGAGTATTCCTGTAGAGCAGCTTACAACGGCACGGACAAAATTGGTTGTTGAGGAAGACTATTTGCAGTCACTTGTCACTCGTGAGGTTATGACGGACGATTATGATAGCCATGATAAATTGTTGCCTAATTATTCATTTGTGTATAACTCAAGGCTCAATCTTGCCAATATCAGGAAAGAACTATATGACTTATATAATATTGGGGCAATGATACCATATACCAATGGTTATGTCGCAATCTGGAATGGAATGCCACCTACTCAAATGGATGGGACGATGGGGGCGACCGTTTACTTTTACATAAAGCAGGATGGCCGGGACATTGTGGTTAGTGGAGAATCATATCAGGTTTCATTTTATAGTCCTCCTTTCTTATTTTTGTTCTATCCCAATATAAACGCATATAAAGCAGTCATTGTAACTCATTATGGCGTTCCTATGTATTATGAGGTCACGTTGGAACAACATAAATTCCTCAATGGTTCTTTCTATTTTGCCGGTTGGGAAAATCCGAAAGAAGGTAGTAGCAGCTATCCTACTACAAGCCCATTGGCGGAAAGAATAATTGATTTGCCCAACAAAATATATACATCGGAAGTGAACAACCCGTTTCATTTTCCGGTACTCGGCATCAATACGGTTGGAACAGGAACTATTCTCGGCATTTGCGCTGCTGTGAAAGCATTGTCTGAAGGTCAGTTTGGACAGTTTCCTCTTTATGCCTTTACTACGGAAGGAGTATGGGCGTTGGAAGTGTCTGTTACAGGAACATACTCCGCCAAACAACCGATTACTCGTGATGTGGTCATTAACCCCGACAGCATTACCCAGATTGACACTGCCGTCCTGTTTGCAACCGATAGAGGTATTATGCACATCAGCGGCTCGTCCACACAATGTATATCCGACATCCTGAATACGGAGGATTTGTTCAGCATTGCCGACCTGCCTAAGTCTGATGCGTTGATAAACATCTTCAACGAAAAATCCGATGAAAGCGAAAAGATTACACTCGCAGACATCACGCTGTTGCCGTTCAACGAATTTCTACGAGGTTGCCGTATGGTGTATGACTATACCCACCAACACATCATCGTATATAACAGTGCAGTGCGTTATGCTTATGTTTTCTCTTTGAAGTCAAAATTGTGGGGTATGATGTATTCCGATATTGTGGCTAATGTCAATTCCTATCCCGAAGCATTTGCCATGGCAGAAGGTTCGAGATTGGTCGATTTCTCCAAGTCTAATGCTGAGAATATAACAGCTCTAATTATTACTCGTCCGTTCAAGATGGATGCACCCGATTCGTTCAAGACTATAAATACTATCATACAGCGTGGTATGTTCCACTCGACCCATATCCGGCAGGTGCTGTATGGTTCAAACGACCTCATACATTGGCACGTTGTATGGAGCAGCGTGGATAAAAATATGCGAGGCTTCCGGGGGACACCATATAAAGCCTACCGTCTTGCTCTTGTCTGCCGTTTTGATAAAGCGGAAAGCATATACGGATGTACCGTGGCGTTCGAGCCGCGTATGACAAACCAAGTACGATAGTTTTCAGGTAAAACAGATTGTTTATAAAGGAGAAAGAGCCGTGATGCGTGATGCACCTCGGCTCTTGTCTATTAAAACGGCTTGCATTTCCGTCTTATCTTGCCTTTCCTTGATACAAGCGATGTCTGTATCTTGCTTTTCAGTTCTTTGAATTTCCCCTCCCAATTCGCTTGACTACCTGGATTGGTGATGCTCATCCAATCGGCAAGCACTCTGCATACAAGATATTCATGTATCAGATGATTTAGCAACTGCACGGTCGTCATTGAAAAGCCAACCGGCAAATTCAGTACAATATCGTATGCTTCAGGAGCAGTCAGTACATTATCGAAATTTTCTTGCGTCTCGCCTATTTCCGTTTTTGTATAGGGAAAAAGCATTTCCACACATTCGGCATGGGCAAGATTCAGTACCCTTGTTACCCGGTCGATATTTCCTTTCTGACCGATGTCGAATACCTGATGCCGGGCGTGTACATCGTCTGTTTTCATGATGTCGCCCTCAACAAACGAATAGTTCTCGGCATCATATATCAGTTCCGACCGTTTGAATGTCAGCGTTACAGATTTAGTCTGTCGCTGATTATCACTACAGCAATACATTATCAACTATATGTAGGGCGTTCAGGGCGACTGCGTTTATACAAAGCACGCTTCACATTCTCTAACGATACTCCTGAATGGGAAATATAGGTTTCTGCATCCTCCTTGTTTGTAATGGCGAACCAATCTCCAAGAGCCATGTCCACAAGGTAAGAATGTATGCCGTTTCCCAATGCGTCTGCCGATGAGTTGTTGTAGTTGCTTGGCAGCTCAAACGAAAGTTCAAGCACTCCGTCATTGTCAATCTGTTCGGCAATTAGGTTATCGCTCGTGGTTTTGTCTTCCGACAGATACTCTCCGAGCAGACTTTTCAAAGCCGAGAAAGCGTTGGCCAAGGAACGGCGGATTTGGTAGCTGTTCTCATCATCATCACTTGCTTGCATGTTCGAGGCAGCTTCGTATGTCTTTTTGCCTTCTGCCTCTCGTGCCTGTCCTGTCAAGTATGCCTTATTCTGAATGTCATAGATAAGTTCTTTAACTTGTTGCGTGACGGTCAATGTCTTTTTATTCTCTGCCATAATACATTTATTTAATTGTTACTCGTATCGTATGTAGGGCGCATTGGCTTTTTCTTGAAAAACGCTTTGCGCATGATGTCTTCCAAATAGGTGGCGGCTTCCGAAGCATATCCGGTTGCTTCACTCTTGTTGGTAAATGTGTACCATTTGGCCGTAATGTTCATCACGAAGAATGAAAATAGGCTGCGTTGCATACTGGCAGTCAGACTGTCATCGAATGCAGTTGATAGACCTAATGTCAAAGAATACTCACCGTTCGTTTCTTCCTCCGATATAAGTACCTTTTTCAAACTGTTGCAAACCATATTCTTGCACTCGTTCCAAAAGCGTTCAAGGATGGATTTATCCTCTTCGGTGGTTGAAATGGTCTCGTAGGCATGTTCATCGTCCATCTTTGCCCCTGTGTATTCCGTAGTCTTTGCCACTTCCTCATACACGGTTTCTTTATTTATTGTCAATACTATTTCCATATTCAAAAACTAAATAGATTATATGATATACCTACACCAACGTAGGGGGCGAACTGTGGCGTTCCTCTCAAAGTCATCCCGTAGCCCACCTGTATGCCGATGCTCCATCGCTTTGTCTTCGGGCGTTTGGTTATGGTCATGGTTTCGTGCGGCATACGTAATATCAGGCTGTCAAGACTTGCATTGTACCCGCTCACGTATGCTGTATAGGTGTCGCCCTCATATTTGGTTTGCGTGATGGGTACCTGCACCTCTACACTGTCGGCTGAAATCTTTTCGCCCATATCCTCGAAATGGTCTTTGTTTAGGAAATTCACTTCCTCATCATCGGGAACGCTTTTGCAGAAATTTTGTACACTATCCTGCAATATTTGGGGCTTTTCAGGAAATTTCTGTACGCTTTTTGGCAATTTAGGAACGCTTACAGGCAATTTTGCCGTAATGCTACCAAGCGGCTTTTCTTCTTTCGGGGCAGGTTGGTGGTAAGCGATAGTATCAAATATCGTTACCCTCATCGTGTCCGGCACAGGCGTTCCGCTTTTGTCGCCGATGATACCCCTGCCGCCGTTCCACAGAACAGAGCCGATAAGCAGCACCAACAGCACGCACAACAATATGTTTTTAGTCCTTTCCATACTTGTAATCCCAATCCATCAATGCTGCAACGTGAGTTCGCACAATAGCATCACGCCCCTTGTCTGAAGTAAGGTAAGCTACATCCTGTTCATTGTCCATGAAAAAGTTTTCCGTAAGGACGGCGGGGCATTTTGTTTTGCGTAGGATATAGAAAGCCTCTTCCCAGTCAGGGTCACCGTCCGATAAATCCTTACGGATTGTAAGTCCGGCAAAATTCTTTTCCGCTTCGGCATACAGCATGGTGGCAAGTTCATCGCTCTTGGTTTTGCCTTTGCTTGTGTAGGCACTCCAACCACGAGCCTTTCCCCATTCACCGTTTTTCGATGCATTGCAATGAATGGAAACAAGCACCACATTCTCTGCGCCAAAACGTCCGCAAATCTCATTCACACGCCTTACTCGTTCTTCAAGGGGTATGTCTTCGCTTTCGGTTACAATGCGCTCCGCATCAATGCCCAAAAATTTCAACTCTCCCTCGATGCTTTTTGCTATTTCTCGTGCGTAGCTGTATTCTCTGAACTTACTGTCAGGGCTGCGCTTTCCCGGAGTATTCTTGCCATGTCCGTTGTCAATCAATATCTTCATGCTTGGTAATTTATAGGGTTAGTATTCGCTTGGCGGAATTCGGTCTGCACAACCGTGTTTGTTACATTTTCGGAATTCCAGTGCCTGATTCTGAACGGCAAGTTCGCTGTTCTTTTCACTTAGTTCGCGGATAGTGTCGCGATATTTGGTTATCTCAGTATAAAGGTGGTCAATCTTTGCGTCCAGTTCGGCAACCCGCTTTTCTTTCTTCTCGTACAATTCTTTCCACTCCGCAGCATAAGCTGTGATGTTGTCTGCCTCGGTTTTTTCCGCCTCGGCATCTGCTTTTTTTGCCTTGCTTTTAATCAATAGTAAGGGCAATATCACTAACGTGATGAGAGAACCGATAACCTGTATATTCGTGCTTAATTGCTCCATGTCAAAGTTCCTCCAATTAAACATCCCAAGCAAACCCCGGCTATCGTTAAACCGAAATCAATCCAATCCCATTTGCTGCCATGCGCCTTGTCTTTGTACTCCAATGCAGTTGCTGCCAATACTCCGGCATACATTGCAGTAAACCAACTGAATGCAAAAATGCCGATAATCAGTCCTCCTATGAGGTGTTTCCACCTGTTGCTCATTCCGAGCCAATCAATAAACTTTTTCATTGTCATCGCTATTTTAAATTAAACATAGTCCAATCCACACTGTCTTTTTCCCTCCATCCGTCCTGAACGGTCTTTATCACATAGGCACACACTGATTGGGAGAACGCAATAAAATCATCTGCATTCTCGAAAGTATGATAGATGGGCGTACCATCTTCCTGTTCATTGATTTTTAGAATAAGCGGATAAGGAATCTTTTCACTACGTTCTATAGCGGAAAAGTTTAATTGGTTTTCGGGTGAAAGATATACTGCTTTCCCGTTCCAGACAAAGCCGTTTATAATCTTTTCCTCCGTAGCCGTGTTTATAGCGGACACAACAAGTTCCTTGACTTCGGAAAGTGTGGGTTTATGGTCGAATGTATGCCGGTACTCCCAGCCATTCTCACTATTCTCATCATCTTTCCCGAAGCCATAAAACAGTATCCACTTGGAGCGTCCTGTACGTACAAGACAATCCTGCCGCTTCTTTGTGCCGTAAATCTTTTCCATTGCATGAATTTTGATTTACGACAAAAGTAGCGGATACCGAGCGGATTAGTATGTTATCTTTTTCCCGTCAGGTAAAATTGTATTTTCGTTTGCCTCCGTCAAACATTTCACATTTGAGAACTGTTTCAAATGGAAAGCCGTCCTCAATATCGCTGATTTGGTCAAGAATACCTTTCATCTCAACCGATGCAGTAAAGAACTTTCCCCATTCTTGAGTCCTGGGATTGCGGAACGATACCAGATAACGGTCTTCCCCCTCTTTGGTGTCTATTCCTGTTTCAAAATCATGTATCTCAATTGGAATATTTACGATGTCGCTCAAACGCATAACCTTGCCGGGAAAGCGTTTTTTTCCATCTGCTGGAGTGTACGTAACACCCATTTCGGAAAATTTCTTCATGTTGTTCTTGGTAAGTATATAAAATAAATGTTTGCAATCTGCATGGCAGGCCATACCCTTGAATGAACCGATTATTTGCTGTCTCCGTTTCCGTGATTTAATCTTGGAAAGTTTTCGGGCTGCATTTACTTTTGTCCGTTTTCGTAGCAATGTATAGTCGCCGTAGTTGACAAAGCCAAGGGCATCCATACCGGAGGATATGGGAGCCACTTTTTCGCTTGGTTTTATTGTCAGCCCTATTTGAGCTGCTTCATAGTGTAGTTTGTCCCGCAATTTCCACAAATCACGTTTACTCTCACCGAGAATAAAGATGTCATCACAAAAACGGAAGTAATGTTTTGCACCATATTCATCAATCATCCGGTGATCAATATCATTATGGTAAAGGTTTCCAAAGAATTGTGAGGAACGCAGTCCTTTGCTTATGCCATGCTTCCCGTTGGGATATAGTGCTTTGACAAAATTTTCAAGAATAGGCAATAAGACAGGGTCTCCGACATATCGCCTGATTGTGGAGATTAATATATCATGGTCAATACTGTCATAATATCCTTTATAATCGCTTTGATAATAATAGTGTATATTGGGGTTCTCTGCCAATGTATCCTGCACCTGATGGAACAGACCATGCGGTCCGCGTCCTTGTATGGATGCAGCCGTTGTTTCTATCAATAGGGGTGAAAGATGCTTTTCCAACGGCTCCATAATCGCATTGCTTCCAATACGCTCTATGACTGACGGGGCTTGCACAATTCTTACTTTCGGTCCGTCATCCACAGTAAACGACTTGAGGTTCTTTATACGGAATGTGCCGTTACCTATCTGTTCTTTCAGCGCATCAAGTATCTTATGCTTGTTTTTTACATAACGGGCCATTCTTGGTGAACATTCAATGCCATCTATTACAGCTATCTCTCTTTGCCGATTTCCGCTTCGGGTATCTGCACTTCTCAGATTTGCCATGACACGCTTGAATGACCTTTCCAAATTCTCATCGGATATAATCTCCGGTATGAGATTATACAACGGATAACAGACCGCAGTTGCAGCTACGGCCGGTTGGAATAAATCGTATATATCGCTGACCGCCTTCCGGTCTCGTGGGGAGTGGTCCAACCTCTCCCCACATGTGGTTAAAGATATGTTCCGGCTTTCCATTAATAAATATATATTATCATGCTGTTGCCGAGGCTCGAATCCCTCGGAGAATGGCGGTGGTAATCTCGTACCTGTGCAGGGTCTCCGATTAATTTAACCAACAGAATTTCAGACGCGCCCCGTAGTTCGTGTTCGAGTTCGATGAAGCGTTGTTCGCGTTCGCATAAGCGAGACCGCTGTTCGCATTCGAGTTGTTGCCGGACCGCAAAACACAACGGCGCGAGGGATTGTCCGCCTTTTATTTTTTTAAAGAGTTATGCTTCCTAAACCGGAAATACTCAAAGACGCCTTCATACCCATGGCCTTAAACACTCGCGCAATGGTGGAAAGGGTCAGATTACGTCCGCTTTCTATCTTGGATACTTGTGAACGCTGTACACCGATTTTTTGTGCCAATTCCTCTTGGGTCATGTTTTGGGATTTACGGGCTTTTTTTATGGCTTCCCCAATCAAAAATGATTGCAATTCAGCTTCATACTTATCCCTGTGCGGTGTACCGACCTCACCTATATGTTTATCCTTAACTTCATCAAGGGTATAAAATTTAATTGCTTCCATATACTTATTTTTTTGAGTTGAAATATAATATTCTGACGGCTTCCGCCTTGTTTATCTCTTTGCGTGGGGTCTTTTGTGTTTTCTTCACAAATCCATGCGTGGCAATGACCAACGTTTCCGCGTCGGTGTCCCAAAAAGCCAACAGACGATATTGAATACCTTTATACAGGGTGCGAAACTCCCAAATGTCAGTATCATCTAATTTCTTGAATAAATCTTTGTCCATATAACCATTGGCTACCTTATCTACATTATAGATAATTTTATCCTTAACGTCTTGGCGCAGAGTGTCAAGAAATGCATCGGCTTCACTCGACATTATTACTTTGAATCTCGTTTTCAATTCCATATCTTATATCATTCACAATGCAAATATAGTGAAAATGTTCTATATATGGAACGTTTTACAGACAAAAATACAACCACATAAAAATTAGTTTCAAAAATCGACTCGCTTACGCGAGAAAAAGAAAGAGGGAGCAGCCTACGGCTCTCCCTCCAACGCTTTTTTCGAAATCGCGAGGTCCGCTCTATTCAATTATAACGAATTTTCCGCGGAAGGCCAGACGCGCCCCGTAGCTCGAGCTCGAGTACGATGAAGCGTAGTGCGCGTGCGCATAAGCGAGACCGCTGTGCGCATCCGAGTTGTTGCCGGACCGCAAAACACAACGGCCTCGGCTTCCACTTATCCAAAATCCTGCTGCATAATGTGTTACATACATACTTGTATCTCCCTTGTGTACTCTGCTGGGCAATACATCGCACTTGGCACCATGTACTATGCGCACGACACAATTTCCATTGGAAGCGTCAACTGTTTTAACAGTCCGTTCGGTTTTGTTTACGGGGTCATAAATATGCGCTGTATAATCTATTGGATATGAACTGTCGTTCTCCGTGCATTTTGCCTTGTAGAACGCTTCATAGCTCGGCACATTAAAAGCGATATAGTCCATCCATTCTGAATCACAACCCACATAATGCTTCAATCCAAGTATGGAGTTGAGCGTATTGCCGGTATTATTGCTGTCAGCCATGCCGATGGAATCCAGTTTATTCAGAATGCTGTCATGTCCGCCATTGCCCACAACCGACTGTTCGTTGGTTGTTCCGCTCAAAGCCCACCATAGATTGCTAATCTCTTTATGCTGTTCGTAATCCTGCAACTGATAGCCAACTCCACGTAAGCGGCAGATGTTTTGGAAATCCTTTGCCGTGTAATTCAAACCGCCGATAGGCATCTCAATAGGATTACCCTCACTGTCGTATTTCCATTCGTTAGATGTAACGGACGTCCCGTTGCCTTTCTTCGAACGTATATCACCGGAAAGGCTGCGTGGCATCTTCAAACCGTCAACGGTAATAGGATATACACCGACCAGACTGTCGTTGTCGCCAACCGTGTGTTCGGTCCATTCAGGTTCTATGGCTTCAATACTGCTGCTGTCTACAACAAGGCACTCTATGTCGCCAATGTCACGGAAAGAAGTGAAATAAAACCATTTTGCACCGTTAGGTATGTCACAGAACACATAATCACCGATGTTGAAGTCAAAATAGGTATGGCTTACAGACATGATGAACGTACTGAGCACACGGTTGTTTTCGTCAGTGAACACGCCTCCAAGCCGGGCATGGTTCAGACCGGGCCATCTTACCTGCTTCATTCCTCTCACATCCATCTTGTAGCTGTTCGTATTGGATGCGGTGGTTATGACATCCTCGCCTATGACTTCACCGACAACGGCATCAATCGCATACACTCCGGTATTTTCCATATATAGCAATTCCGACAACAGGGATTTTCTGCTATGCAATGCAGTTGAGAGCGGTTCGGTCTCTGTTATAGAAGGGAAAAAATACTTTACTTGGTTCTTGTAGTCGTTCACTCCCTTGTACCAATGGTGCGGAGCATGCCAGAATATATCAAAGCCCTCTCCGGCGGTGTCCGTTATGTCAAAGCTGCTGCCGTTTTTCAGGTAGTTGAAATCCGTATCGCTTAACTGCACGCCTTCCATCTGGTTTTTCTTCGTGTTGAATGAGCATTTATAGGCATGGCATCCTTTCTTGATGGCAAGGGTATGCCCGCTTGGAATATATGTGTTGCCATAATCCGCCCCCGTCTTATTTTCGGGATTGCTATACTTCTCACACGAATCATTGTCTACCGTATCGCTGATTTTCACAATAGAGAACTGCGAATTATGAAGTTCAAGTTGGGGAAAATACCGGACAAGCTCTTCGATTTCGTTCTGCTCTATCAGTTCGACCAATATCCATCGTCCGGTTATTCCGCTACACTGTCCTTTTTCATCGTACGCATTACCATTCGCATCCAATCCTATAGCCCCACCGTTTTTTATGGAACGAAGCATTTCAACACTCGCCGTAGCATTTACGTTGGGAATACGGACGGTTTTCAATTCACTTGCATTGACCACCTGTTCCAACAGAGTCATCGTATCAATATACGGACATTCATTCACGAATATTTTTGTAACCTTACTGACACCACCAAGAGAAAGCCCGCCGGGATAAGTCAGATTAGGCAGATTGTTCAATACAAGTTCAGTGATAGTACCGGGAAGGGCAAGCGTACTTATCGGAGAAGTTTCAGCAAACGTTATTGCAGACAAAGAAGTATTATCGGCATGCACACTCTCCATTCGTGGACACTTTGAGCAATTGACGGTTATAATTTCCGTGTTTCGAATATCCAATGTAGTGAGAAACGGCATGTCTCCTAAATCCAAATTGGTAAGAAATCCGGTGTTTCCGGGCGACATTTTCCATTCCTTATGATTTTCACTACCGAGATACAGTTCCTGTAGCAACGACATTTTTGAAAGGGTATTCCCGAATTGAGGGTCAATACTTACTTCACTTAAATCTATCATGCTCATGCGGTCTGCCTGATATATGTACAGCATGATGTTTTCCCCATGCTGGAAATCTGTGAATGTACCGCTTTCCCCTGCCTTCAGAAAGATTCCCTGTGTAATGTTTCCACTATCGTTACCGATACCGAAATACCCACTCTTGGCCGCTTTAAATCTGATGACTGCACCTTCTTTTGCACCGATACGTCCACCAATATAACCGCTTTCCGCCTTGAAATCCCCACAGCGGTAGTATCCGTCACGGATGCGCCAGCGTTGTTCTATAAAAGCGGGAAGAGATGTCAGCCCCAGTCCTTGCAATGCATAGAAATAGAGGTCGTTGTATCCTGTATATTTGATATACTTCCGTTCTCCGTCATAACTTGAAACAACCTTAGGCCATTTTTTCATTATCTGTTTTACAAAATAATAGTCAGCTCCCTTGGGAGAAAACGGTCCGGCACCGATTCCAAGTGTATCGGGAAGCGAACGCATCGTATCTGCTATTGCAGGCAATGTAATTGTATTGGCATTTTGGTCTACATCCATAGTCTGCTGACCACGTATATCATTCCAAAGCACGCTTCCTCTTCCGGCGTATGCACTGTTTGTCAGATCACCGGGGTCAACTTCCGGGTCAATGGTTTGCCCGCCGTCATTATCCTTACCGTTGCAGGTATCACAGTCATAAACTTTATTAAGGTACATTCTTCGCGCTTCCATACCGTTTGCTCCGCTATAAACACCGTCCTTGACGCTACAGCCGTCTTCAAGGAAGAACATCGGTTGCATGTTTTTCGCCTGTTGGTCGACAGCGGCAAGATAATCGGTGAAAAGATAATAGGAAACCAACGAGTATGGATTGATGTATTTCCACATCTGTGTCTTCCAAATTTCCTGCCATTTCCCTGCGAGCTCTTCCTTGGCATAATCGCAACTGTCGCAGAATTTCAGTACTTGGTACAGGTCGAACGGTACTTTCCGTCCCATGGCCAGGTCTATCTGTAACTGGTCATCGTCAATCATGCACTCGAAGTAACGTGTCCACATCGGGTAGGTTTCCTGTCCGAGTTTGAGTTTCGTTACCCACGAGGACTCTGCGGTAGTAGGTTCCATCATGTCTTCAACGCTGCCAACCCCTTGCCACCAGTTCATTCCATCATATGTGAGCAATTCGTAACCGCTTACCGGATTAAGGACCTTGCCTGTAATCTTCCACTTGCCGTTTTCCTGCTTCATCTCTCCGGCTTGTCGCGTCCACTCTCCCCGTTCGTATGACATAAACCGGTAGTCCTGCCCGCAATATAGGGAAAGAAGATAAAGCTTTTCTTTATCGGTGGTAATATCATTCTTGAAACGTGTTTCTATCTGGTCGATGCTTTCGCCCTTTTGTCCGAAATATTCCACAAAATCTCCATAGTTCACGCAGCCTTTATTGTAACCGGGAGTATCTTTAAACCCAAGCGCAACCTGTTCTCCCTTATCCTCCTTCCAGTTCCCTTTTGCATGAAACCATGCGTCTGTCAAGCTTTCCTGTGTAGCACGGAATGCGGCAATGGGATGATTGGCTGTCGAGTGATTCATTTCCAATCCCTTTAATGATATGTCACTCTTTGCCCAAGTTCCATCAAATGAACGCTGTGCGGGAGTCAGGTAATTACTTCCGAGTGCACGAAATGTGGCGTTCATCAAACCGCACACACCGCAGTCGTTGGCATTGGAGCTGTCGGAATAATCCACTTTCACCGTTATTATTTTTACCGGAATAGAATCTTCGCCTACACGGACATAACCTATTCTCATCAGTTTATATGATATTTGAGCATCTTCACTGTCATAATCCGGATAAATAGGAGTTACCTCCCAGCCATCATTCTTTTGAAGATAGAAACGGTCGTTCTTGATAGGCCGTTTTGCCGAAGTGGTTCCCTGCCTGCGCCATTGCACATTGATAGCCTTAAAACTTCTCCACGGCATAGTCGGATGATAATAGAACAACGTACATTTGAACTTCTTGCTTGTATCAATATCACCGTCAAACGTGTCAAAAGTTTGCTGGTCTGACACGACCACATAATAAGGTATGCCTTTTGCGGAAAGGGCTTCTATTGTCGGACGATTCTGTGTATCAAGCACATTCTCCGCTTCATACTCCTGTATCATTGCTGAAGTATCAGTCAACTTGCACAAATAGTTTCTAAAAGCTTGCGCCCATTCATAATGACTGTTGTAGGCAAGTACATAATACAAATACAAGTCTCCTTCCGTTCCGTCAAATGTTATGGTTTTTGAATTAAGGATAGCACCGCTATTACTGATATATCCTATACAGCCGACCTCTTCACCATTCAAATACAGTTTGATACAGGAATAATTGCTTCCCCCACGTGATACATAAATGGTAGATGGTTCTACAACTACGGCCATGGTAATTTTTTCACCTTGTCGGAATGAGCGTTCCACCAAAGCCGGTTGTCCGGTCTTGCAGTATATCGCAGCTTTATTTCCACAGACATAGAAACCGGCTCCGCTATCAGGGTCATAGCATTCTATCAGCTTTGAATCAGCTTCCTTGATATTTTTGGTGGCAAAGGCAAATTGGATGGCACATCCGCTCGTAGTTTCCACTGATGCGTTTCCAAAAGGATGGTAATCCAATATTTCAGCTGTTACATTTTCTGCAATACGCAAAGAACGCTCCTTAAGAAAGTCTACAAATCCGTTGCTTGACCAGTTTGCACCTCGTACATCCATTGTCACTCCGTTATGTGTGATAGTATGATCGCTCTCACTGTTGCTACGTGTAGAAAAATCATATCCGAACAAAGCACCGTCCTTGATCGCTATATCAATGGCACTCCCTTTTATCGTAACCTTGATTTCATTGGTGGATACACCGCCACTTTCGGCATGTACGGTAATACTTTGGCTTCCGTCCGTACTATATCCGCTTATCTGCTTGTTCACTGTAACCGTTTCGGCAATCATAGCTTCCACAGCTGTAACTTTCTCCTCGCTGTAGAAAACATCTACATGCGTTTCAGTCTTGCCGGGAGTATACGCAGCCACCTCTACGGTAAGGTTGTCATATAAACGTAACGTGCCGTTGTTCTTGTCATTGAACCTGATGGCGACGATGGGAGTATTACTGTTTTCGTCCACACACATGATAGCGGAATAGATGGTGTTTCCCTTTACTCCGGATTTCTTCTCCGTACCGTATATTCGTACAGGATATGCGCCATGCGAAAGTCTTTCTCCGCCACCGAATACATTTGTTGGATTGACAGAGATGCCTTTGGTATAACTGTCGCTTACCGTTGCTTCACCAAGTTTCTTCCATTCTCCATTATAGAACATCTCCACTACTGCAAGAATGGATGAAGTGTTATTAGGGAATTTATAGAATTGTCCGATATTTTTTGCCGGACCACCTGCAACAAGGATAGTATCACTTGTGTAATTCAAAGCCATGGGTTGTTCTACGGTAATATCCACAGCCATAATGGTAATGGCTTTTTTCTTGGTATTTCCATCCGAATCTGTAGCTTGCACAAAGAAGCTTTTGCTGGCGGCACTGCTGAAATAACTTGTGAAGTCAAGTTCAAACTTGTAATCGGTCGCACTTGCAGAGCCTACAGTGTTCATATCCTCACTGGATAATGTCAGTCCGGTGCTTGCATCAATAATAGTGATGTTACGAATGACACCAAGCACCTCGTTACCATCAGGATAGCTGACACTACGCAAAGCTACATTGATTTTTATCTCTGAGCCGAATGCCATAATAGGAGCGGCTTCCTCGAAGTAGATAGACAATGTACTATCCTCACTGGAGCCGCCACCACCTCCATTTTTGGGTATTTTAAGCACAATATCCTCTATCTGTCCGCCATTCAGATTGGTGGCTTTGTAGTAAATGTAGTCTTCATCACTTTCTTCATCAAATCCGCCGATAGCTTTCTCCTGCATTATGTATGCCCCGCCTGTGGAAAGGGCATCTTTTCCTCCCTCTGCCGGTTTGTCGGATGTTTCCACCTTGCTTCCGCCACTGCCGAATGCTACCCACGGTTTCAGATCATCAGGGCTGATGTCACTCTTATCGCGTGTGAACTGATAGGCAAGCCATACAGGTGCGCCATTTTTATCACTTTCCGCAGTCTTGAATGTAAGGACGATACCGCTTTTCAAATAAGAGAACCCGCTTTCTTTCTCAAGGTCAACAACAGCTTTTATGGCTGTTCCCAAAGTATATTCTCCATCTCCGCAAAGGTCGTTCACGTTGATGGTGTTGCCTACGTTTCCACCACCGGAAGTCCCGAAATCCGTCCAGTTGCTTTCTTTACTCCAATCAGAGGTATTTGTCCATTGTTTTGAAACCCATCCGGCTTCTGTAAGGAATATCAAGACAACACCCGGAATCTGCAAAGCAGAAGCATATTCAGAAGTCGCACACCTGTCAAGTGCTACGGAAAATGTTATCTCCCTATCTGAAAGGTCAAACAGATGGTTGACATTCACAACGCTACGCGATACGACTTGTTTATTGAGTGAAAGTATTGCCTTCTTGTTTTCTTCGACCTGCTTCATATCTTCCTGTAACTTCGCACCTTCATCACCGGGGAATGCAGTAGAGCTTGTATGTCCGAGAGCAAGGTCGGAGCCAATTGAAGTCAGTTGTTTACCGCTCCAACGATAACTTTTTCCATCTTCTTCACATAGAAAGACTTTGCCGGAAGAGGGTATTCGCCCGTTTGTACTTGCCGTACCGAAAACATCTGCATCCAACCAGTTGTTATAATAAGTAGCAGTCTCGGATTCTCCGATTGTCGGAACGTATGCAAGCACAAAGCAACCATGTTCCTTA